CTCGTAACCAGCTACAGGGCCTTTGTACAGATCTATGCCCTGCTCCAAAATGCGGTACTCATCAAGCACCGTTTGAGCAAGTTGATTCTGTAGTTGTAGTGTTTGCTGATAAGCGCGAATCCGTTCTTCGTTAGCTTTCTCGGCAGCACGAGCTGCTTGGAGATCAATTTCTTTTATTTTTGCGGCCAACCGAAGATTCGCTTGGCGAATCATTAGCTGATTCTTTTCTGCATCGTAGGCTTTGCCAATCCAATAGTTATTAATTTCAAGCAGTCTATTTTTGTACTCTTGTAGTGCAACGGTTTTAGCTGCTTCGACGTAAATCTGTCCGTTCTTCTCTAGTGACATGCCAACAAGCGACAGCTTCTTGGCTTCTAGCGTTACCTGCGCCTGTAGCTCCTGCGTCTGCGCCTGTGCTTGTAACTCTGGGGTAGTGTCAACAGATACCCCAGGTCGCTGTACGATGGCTCGGGGTGCATACTGTTGATAAAGGTCTTGTACCTGCTGGCGCTTTTGCGCTTCATTAAACAGGTTTGATCCCTGCAGTATTTGCTGTTCCTGTTGCTGTAGAGAGCGTCTGTCAGCGGCCGAGAGGCCTTGGAGTATGTCTGTTTGTTGTGCAGCTTGGCGATTGACTGTGTTACCCACAGCCACAACGCTGGTTAGCCACGTAAGTATATCTGCTAAGGGGCCTGCAACAGCCGCTTGCGCCTGAAGAGAGAACTCTGCAAACGCTTTGTTTAATTTGTCGCTAGCTGCACCGGCAGCCTGTAAATCACGTAAACCACTTACACCTATTTTTTGAATAATTTCGTCTTGGATGACAGCAGCGGCTTCAGTTACACGGCCTGCTTCTATCAATCGTTCAATATACTGTTTTTGGCTGCGGCTAGCGATTAACCCGGCATCAGCAAGTTTTTGGAAATTAGAAATAGGATCCTGCAGACTTGCACCCATCTCCGTTACAGAGGTGGTGAACTGGTCCAAAAGCGCTCCAAGGGCACTGGTGGCGACCGAAAGCATCGGGTTGCCTGGGATGAAGCCGCCGGCGGCGCCGCCGAGGACTGCGCCAGGGCCTCCGCCAAACAGCATCGGGAAGGCGCCACCGATGAGGACGTTTTCCGTCATCTGACGGGCTCGCTGTTGCCTGGCACGTCCTTGTGCCACGCGCCTTATCCGGTCAGCGCGTAGGCTGGCAACATCCAGCGGTCTACCTAGCACGGAGTACATCGGCTCGTCTCCGAAGGGCATAGGCATGGGCATTGCCCCACCTCCGCCCCCGCCTCCGCCGCTACCGCCTGTGCCTCCCGCCGGGGGAAGCATTCGCCTACTTCGTGTAGCGACTTGCCTGCTACGTGCCTCCCTTAACTGCCTTAAGTAAAACTCGGCGTAGGTTTCTGACGCAGATTCAATGGCTCTAAAATTAGATGTTGTTTCACTTTGAATCCCCAACTGTTCGTTTGCTTCGTCAATAAGACGTCGAATAGCTCTTAAATACCTTTCATCTTCTGCACGTCCCAAGCGTGGCGCCCTTAAAGGTGTCAAACCTTCAAACATCGCTCGACTAACGGCTGTACCGCCTGTTGCGCCTGCTGGAGGTAGAAGTCCGCGTACACCCGTACTTTGCGAGGTAGAGGCACGTGAGAGTATGTTGCGCATGCCCTGGCCAGGCGTACCAGCCCATGTAGCATTAAAGCTCTTGACATATTTTGAGAACGCTTCTGCTATCGCTTTAAGTAAGGGATCAAAGTATTTACTTTCCTTGTACATTGTGCGGGATAAAGGTATTGCCTCTTGTAAAGAAGTTTGTTTAGACGCTAAAGCAGCGAGATCAGTAGTAATGGCGCTTTCGGGCAACTGTCGCAACATCCGCTGCGCCGTGCCTGGGCGTTTTGTAGCAAACGCCATGCGATCAACAAGCTCCTGAAAATTGGGAGTAGATCGTGACGCTTTAGAGAAAAATCCTGCAGACGTTCCGCGTACAGGTTTGAATTGCATCTGCATGTCGAGCAGACGGTTATACACAGCGTCAAAAGCTGCGTCGTCTACTGTATTTATGAGTCTTTGCGCTTCCTGCTCCAGGTCCGCTCGGCGAGCTTTAGGTGAAACTTTTCCTCCTAGTGCCTTAACAATTTCTTTCAGACCTTCAACGTTGTATCCTCCTTTAGGGAGACTTCCCCTACTGATACGCGATAGTAATGTTGTACGTTTTTCGGCTGTGGCCAAACCGCCTACGCTGGCGGCGCCCTCACGAAGAATATCGGCAAGTTGTCCTGAAAGCCCTTGTGTGCGGGCGGCACGTGCCCTACTCGCAATACTCTGCGGGGTTGTGCCACTCGAACGGTATTCAATGTCTATAACGTACTTTGTGCTGGTTAAAGTGTTTAGCTCTCTCTGCAAATGTTGAGCATTTACAATGGCCGATTTTATGGCTGTATCATTTACATTCAGTCTGTAGTCCCGTCGCCTGAATAGTCCTGATATACGAGTCATAGCGGCGTATACCCGACTGACGTTTATATCCAGCTGGATCTGCGGTATACGTTTTTGGGTTAGTTCGAGTACTTTTCCGTGAATAGTATTGACAGATTTCTCCAGCTTATCCAGCTGAGACTGGCCAGTAACCTGTACTTTTATACCGGCGACGTACTCGGCCATCTGGACGTAACTGCTCTGATTCACAGTCTACGCACCAAAAAGCCGCCGGAGTTAGCGGCGGCGTTTGGCTTTTTCAATTTCCTTCTGTTGGTCCTCGTTGAGGATCTGGAAGTAGGCGCTCCAGCCAAGGAGTTCTTCGGCGGTCATCGTGCTGCGGACTTGGCCGAGGCTTAGTCCCAGCTCTTTGGCGACGCCGAACTGGAGCATGAGCCAGTTGTCCTGGCGAAGCTCCTTGGCTAGTTCTTGGGGTCGATGGGCTCAGCGTCGTCGGTCAGGATTGCCAGCATCAGTGCTTGCAGGTCTCTGTCCTTGACTTCGTTCTTGAGGACGTCCAGCTCGCCGGGGCTGAACAGTTTGCTGCCGTTTTCGTCGAGGGCTTTGGCGAGCAGCAGCTGCAGTGCAAATGCGTTGGCGTCATCAGACTTGGCTTGCTTTTGGGCGCGTTCGCGCTCGGCCATCGTCAGAGGTGCCACCCACATCTCAAAAACGCTGCCGTCGGACAGTTCGACGGTCTTTTTGACGGGCTCCAGGTTGGCCGCTTTGCGTAGGCGGTCGATGGCGCGGATAGAAACAGGCATAAACCAGTTGAGGTCTCGGACTACTGTAGCTGACTAGACACAAAAAACCCCGGCGTAGGGGCCGGGGCTGCTGAACTGGCTACGGCAGTAGTGTATCAGGCGGTCTTGACCAGATCGAAGGTGGGGGTCGAGCTGGGGCGGAAGTTGACGGCCACGGCGATAGCGTCGTCGGGGTTCACCGTCAGGCTTGCCGAGGTAAGCACGATCGGCATTGCGATCGAGCGGCTCAGAGTGTCGCTGACAGTGCCACTGCTAAACACACGATCCACGTACAGCTTCACGTACGCGCCGGTTTGGTTGCGCTGGATGATGTCGTTGACCATCCGGTTGGCAAAGTTCTCGTCATCCGTGGTGAAATACACGGTGGTGGAGCCGGTGCCCTCAGCGAAGCCGGCTACATAGCTGCGGAAAGGCGCAAACTGTGCGGCGTCTTGGCCGATGGTGGTCACATCAATTTCGGTACGAGTGATTTCGAAGCTCCACTCGCGGACTTGGCCGACCACTTCGTAGTCGGCGTAGGCGACCTCGAAGTAGTTGTTGCCGGTTGCAGTGCCGTCATCGGTGAGGTCTACAGCAGAGCCGCCGTCAGTCTCGGAAACTTGCAGCGCCCCAGTAGAAGCGGTGTAGCTGATGACGTAGTAGGTGGTGCCAGCGGTAAGGCCGGCGGGGAGGGTGCCGCTGGGGGTGGCGCCAGCGCTGTTCTGGACGCTGAACTTAACTGGGTCGCTTACTTGGAGACCGTAGAAAGTTTCTACGGTGATGGTGTCGGTGGCGATGTCCACGCCGGATTCACCGAAAGTTGCGGTGGTGCCAGCGGGCTTGTAGTAGAAGGCACCGGAAGTGCCCGTGATGACGGTAGCGGTCATGGGTGACGTAGGTAACGGGAGCGGGCACTGCCCGGCTTAACACAGGTTAGCGCCCGCAGAAAGCCGTATCTATGAGAGTACGGCCGCAAAGTACGAGGTATCAATCCTTCCGACAAAGTGAGGTGCGTCTTCTACAGCAGAGAAGATCGGGCCGTTGATCTCTCCGGTTCGGAAGTAGACACCGCTTGCTGTTTTTGCGGTGTTGTTTAGTGTTGTCAGTACATCGACGGCGGCAGTCAGTAGTTCTTGGTTGCGGGCTGGGCCACGTCCTTTTTCCGTGAAGATGCGGATAATAATTGCACCACGCGCGTTGTCCACGCTGGTAGTGAGCGTGGGCTCGTTGGTAATGCCAAAAGTAACATTGACGCGGACGTACTCCGTGGTTGTGTTAGGCGGTACGGCAGTGATGTTGTCGAAGTAAACAGGCACCGCAGGCGTCATTGAGTTGAACGCCGTCAACAACGGGTTTTCAACAGCAGCGCGGATTGCTTGGTAGTTCATCAGCCGAAACCTCTCCCTGGAGCGTTACCGCCGCGTGGACCTTGGCGGAATCCAATCCTTACCCCATTACCCAAATCACGCTGCATGGCACCGCCGTTTGTGTAGGTCACGTACCAGTCGAGTGGTGCCGTGCTTACAGCGAAACCGTCACCGCTAGATATTTGGCCGCGCTTGGGACCTGTGCGGGTTCCAACCGCTGTGGGTGTTTTAATCGGCTCCAAGATGTTGCCGTTGCTGTCGTATTGTGTTCGGAACACGCCTTCCTCTAGATCCAGTGCCTGTGCTGCGTAATCGGCACCGTTGACGATTTCGTAGTACGTGCCGGACTTAAATCGTGCGCGGGGAACATTACGTAAGTCGTATGTGTAGATTGCATTGCCCGCAGAACGTGGGCCACCCGGCTGTTGGCCAGGCTCCACTGCGTACCAAGCGGAAGAAAACTGGCCCGAATACGCTGGGCCTGCTTCTACGAGGCCGTTCATGATCTCTACTGCAGCCGTTCGAGCGGCAGCAGTGACGGATTCTTTTACGTCGTTGATCAGGTGCTTAAAGTCTCTTGCCATTACTGAGGTCTCGCGATGAGGGTGTGCATGACGGGATTGGTGCCGCGATAGCTGGTAATCGCTATGATTTTTGCCTCGCGGGTGGCGCCGTCTTGGGTGTATTGGATGCGGTCGGCTTCAGTGGGAAAGTACGTCCCGAGTTCGGCAGTGCCGATGACGACTTTTAAGTCCGTGGTTTGGTACAAACCCTCGGACTCTCGGGGGTTTACGCGCAAGATCACTGCTCTTACGGGCACGCTCGTGTCCGCGCCCGAGACAGTGCCGGTTGCAGGGTCGTAAGTGCGGGGTGTAGAAGTCTTTATGTAGGTAATGTCTTGGCCCCAATCAGCAAGGATTTGAGCGGGAATAGCTCCAAACGTGTCGTCGATAAGTGCCATGTCAGCCTCTACGTAGTCTTACTGTGTAATTGGCGGCACCGCTACTAGAGTAAGCGCCGATGAAAGACTCAAGCCAAGGAAAAATATCAAGAATGTTGTTAACGAGGCCAGACGTCTGTGTTTTAGGGTTGTACTTTACCTCAAGCTCGCCAAGTTTAACTTCTTCATACACACCAGTTTTACCGCTGCTGTGCGTAAGAATGTTCCCGTCGTGCAGTAATGCGTGTGCCAGTTCGAAAGTTGCGGTTTTGATTTGGTCCGGGATTGAAGCGCATGTAAGCTCCACCCCGTCTACTGTGTAATCTTTTCGGGGCCATTTCAGGGCTTGGGTGGGTTCGCAACGTTCGCCGTAGTAGCTGAATACGTCTAAATAGCGGGTTGCTGTGATAAGCAGGCGGTTCTTGGCGTTGTCCGAGCCCGTCCAGTGCTCGTCGTGGGGAGTTGTTTCAAAGTAAGCCTCCGCCTCAGCCAACGTCACATAGCTGTTGGAGCTGGCTCCGCTTAAAGTGGCATCAAGGACGGCGGCCACGGCTTAGTACAGTCTTTGCTTGAGTCTAGCGCCGATACCTTTTTTATTTGAAGTAGCTGTGGGCGATAAAAGCGTGGCGTGGTAAACCTCGGCACCGGCAAGCTCCAGTTCGGCTTGTTTTTCGGTGTGGTCGCCGTACGGGATGTCGACGAGGAAGCGGCGGTTATTGTGTAGTACGAACAGTCGGACCAGTTTCATGTCGCCGCGTCGTGCATCCACAGAGTTCAGCGTAGAGAAGGTTGAGGTCAAGGCGCCGGACCCTAAACAGCCTCGGAAATGGGCTGATGTAGCAAAAGAGGTGCGGGCACTGCGTGAAAAGGGGGCCACCGTGCCTGAGATCTGTGAGCAGCTGCAGGTTTCGTATGTGCTGGTGAACCAGCTGATCCTGCAGTCGTACAAGATGGCGATTGATTCGGAGGCTGTGTTCCAGCGACAAGAGGAATTGAGGCTTGAAGCCGAGGGTTGATTAAACGTGGGTCCAAGTTCTGCGGAGTAGGATTTTTGATACTGCTGCAGGCTGCAGTCCATACTTAATCCCTAAACGCTTTAAATACCCTGGAGCACGGTCGATTTCGGCCCGTAGCTCCAGGACTTTTTCTTCGGTCATTTTGGCTAGAAGGCAGTCAGAGCCTCGTTTTGTGGGTGGCTTTGGACTAAGGCCGTAGCCATAAGCGTGCGCCATATTTTCACTTTGCGTGCAGTATTCAAGATTCTTCAAGCAGTTATCAGCTTTATCTCCGTTTTTGTGGTTGGTGACACACCCGTCAGGGCAGGGCCCGACCCATGCCTCTAAAACCAAACGGTGTACAAGGCGATTTTTAATACCTTCAGGCGTTTTTACCTGAACTTTTCTGTAGCCCTGTGGATGAGCAGCATCCTTAAGCGCGAAAGGCTCTAACCGGTGGTAACTAATTATTCTTCCGTCACGAGTAGCGGCATACCCGATTGTTGACGGAATTTTGCGGATTTCCATGAAAAAAGGGCTCCGAAGAGCCCATATCCTAACCTATGCAGGACGCATCATGCGTAGGCAGTGACATCAAGTGGGGTGTTTACGAGCAGGCGCACGATGGGCACCATCTTGGTGGTGCTGAACACCAGGTTCCAGCTGCCGGTGGCGGCCAGGTTGCCGGTGGAGGCGGCGTTGGTGGGGTTGTCGCCGGCGGCGGCCCACTTGGTGCCGGTGATGTGATAACCGTAGTGATAGTCCACGGCGATCACGTCCTGCATGGACAGGATGTTGCGGTCGGCGGCGAGGCGCAGATCCTGTTGGACGCCCTCGGAGATCACACCAGACTTGAACATATAAACGGGGTACTTCACCGCGTGGGTAGCGGTACCGCCGGTCAGGTAGCTCAGCTGGTCGTCGATCACCACGCGGAGACCGGCAAAAGTTGCGACTTCGGGAGACGCAATACCGATGCCGCCACCGCCAAAGGTGATTGCGCTACCGTTAGACAGGGCGGAGCTGCTGAAAGTCAGCATCCCGACCTGCTGGAGGTAGAAAGCCACGTTGGAGTGCATGGCAATGGTGTCGATGTCGTCACCACGCTCACCCAGCTTGGCCTTGGCCTTCACCACATTGGCCACGTTCAGAAAGTTGGCCTCGGTCATGGAACCGGGGACACCAGCGAACGAGCCATCGAACTGGTTGGGGCCAAGCACGCCGGAGCCGGAGATACCACCGAACAGACCCAGCAGCTGGGACTTCAGGGTGGCGGTCTTCAGCTTGTTGATGGCGGCGGTCAGCTGGTTGCGGACGTGAGCCAGGGGATCAGCGCCGGAACCGAGCTTGCTCAGGTCGTCTGCGGCGTAGGCGAAGCCACGATGCAGGATCGTCATGATCTGCTCGTCGGCGGTCGACTTTTGAGGAGTCAGATAGCCGGCGCCAGAGGTGCCCCATGCAGCCGAGGAGAGGATTTGCTCTTCGGTGGGGTTGATGGGGTCGAAGAAGGGCACACGCACGCGGGTGCCGCCAGCGCGGGCATCGAGAGCAGCGTTGCGCTGCACAATGCCGCTTTGGATCCACTTCGATTGCTCGAAGATGCCCTCGCTGGTGTAAGCGAGGAATTCGGGGCGGGTTACAAGATCCGACAGGAATGTTCCGCCGGAGTAGTTCTCAGAGATGGCAGCCATTGTGGGCTCCTAGGTGGGTTTACGGGAGTGCCCCACAGGGGCTTATTTACCGGCTTCTGCCTTAAGCAGTCTGGCTTTGTCGGGATCCTTACTAAGAAGAATCATTTGCTGGGTTACGTTCCAGCTGTCCGTAAGCCAGGGGTTGGTTTGGCCGGGGAGGGCGGTGGCGCGGGCACTACCCGTGACACCCATTCCAGCGCGGTTAGTTGCTGCGAAATGATGCTCGTAGCCGCTGCCGGGGTTTTTGAGGTTGGTGATGTACTCGCCAACCGGAACTTCGACGCCGCCGACGACAGCCACAGGCTGACCATCTTTGGTACGCAAGTTCTCCTGCAATAGACGATACAGCTGATCGGGAGCCAATGCACCCGCTTGGGATAGCTGGGCAATAGCGGCAGATTTGACCTGTTCTTGGGTAAACCCTTGGCGTACTTGTTCGACTTCGGCCTCTTTTGCCGCTAGCTGTTGCTTGAGATCGGCAACAGTGTCCTGTGCTTCTTGCCAGAGGGTTTTGTACTCGCCGGATTCGGCGAGCTTGGCGGTTTTGGCCTGTTCTTGGGCAGCGCGGATTTCGTCGAGCTGTTGCTGCAAGGTTTCGCGGTTTTCGCGGTCTTTGCGGCGCTCGGTAATCAGCTCTTGGTTTTTTGCACGAAGGGCTTCAATTTGGGCGGCCAGATCAGAGCTTTCAGCCACAGGCTGAGGCGCACCAGTCTCCACAGGAGTTTCTGGAGCTTGCTGTTCTTCAGGCACGATGATGTATTACACGGACACTCTTAGAGTAGCATTTGAATACGTGCCGATCAAAGTGTCCTTACGTAGTTAAACGCTCATGCCCACACCCTAACTGGCTGCTGCGGCGTGACCGCAAACTGCTCCCACCCTTCCGGTAGTGACCCTTGGTAGTTCACGTGCCAGCCGTCAAGCACGGTGGGCGG